CCGAAGTATATCACATTTCCGTAGTAGTTGCAATAGCATTACTTAAATAAGGAGGTGTGAGTTTTGTACGAAAAATTTGCTGAGTTATTAGATAAAAATAACAAAACAGCATATGTGGTAGCAAAGGAAACCGGAATAGCTCAGTCGGTTCTTTCTGATTGGAAAACCGGACGGAGTACTCCAAAATTCGATAAGCTTTTGATTTTATCTAAATATTTTGGCGTTCCGGTGGAGTATTTCGCAGAAACAGAATAGAAAATTATCTCGGCGTAGCGATCGAGGATCTGCTGGAGTAGGGAGGTGTATTTGAATGAGTAAATCAATCGTAAAACGACCGGAATATTGGTTCTGGATCAAGGATTGGGTATCTGCTATTAAGAACCGTACCGGATGGACGGATGAGGAGCTGGCGAAGCGAATTGGCACAGGAAGCCGGAACCTGCAGTACATTGTCGGCAGACCGCCGTCGGGGCGTGTTCTGCTGGTGTTCCGCCTGATGGCATTATACATAGAGAAAACTGGGCGGAATCCGATGGATAAGGATTCGGTGGCATGAAAAAGTCATGTAGTAACTGTTGGAAACGATGGCGGTGCATGGAATCCGACAGGGAATATGCCTGCCGAGAACATGAGAAGAAAGTGAGGAAACGTGATGAGAGAAGAAAGAAACATCGAGTGCATGAATCTGCGGAGTCAGCGCAACCAGATGATCCAGACGCTGGAAGCGGAGCTGAGACAGAAGGACAAGCACCTGCATTTGATGGCAGAGGTAGCGGTAGTGATGTCGGCGGTTGCGGGGATCGCGACCGGGGCGCTCTTGGTACTGCATTAGGAGGTGGAGACAATCATGAGTAGAAGAACCAACGGCACGAACCGGGCCGGAGCCATGATTGGAGCCAGTAAATATACCGGTTATGGGAAACCAAAGAAAAAGACCGCCAGCTTGGCAGAGCTGAACGGTCATGTAAATGAAAAATATAATTACACCCTGATTATAACAGGGCAGGGGGGAGAAAACAATGGGAGAAGTTACAATTAGCTTAGAAAAGTATATCAGCCTGGTACGCATGGCTGGAAGAGTGGAGGCCGCTATCCAGTACATCAAAGAGGAAAGCTTTCCGGAGAGCAAGTTGATCATCGCAATGCTGGAGGGAGAAAAGGGATGTACAGAGGAATAGGAATCGAATCCGGAAAGGAAGTCTCCGATGAATGTGCTTTCGATTATGCAAAGAACCATCTGGATGAAATGACAGATATGGATAAGCAGACATTCGTTGAGTTCTTCTTCTCCGGTAACTGGATAAGGGAGGAAGATCATGCAGAAGCTTAGTTTTAGAACATTGAAAGCAGCAGAGATTGACTGCCGCATTTCCACGGTCAGCCAGAAAGGTATTTCGCTCCTGCTCTACAAGGATGCGAGAGTAGACCAGAATATCTTAGATGAGACAGTCGGCCCGATGAACTGGCAGAGAAGCCACAGCAGAGACAATGCAAATTGTACCGTCAGCCTGTGGGATGATGAGAAACAGCAGTGGATTTCCAAAGAGGACACGGGAACCGAGAGCAATACGGAGAAAGAAAAAGGTCTTGCTTCGGACAGTTTCAAACGTGCCTGCTTTAACTGGGGAATCGGCAGGGAGTTGTACACAGCACCGTTTATCTGGATTGCTGTCGGGGATTGCAAGGTTGTTGATTCTGGCAGAACAGACAAGTATGGTAAGCCAGTATTTACCTGCTATGACAAGTTCAAAGTGTCTCGCATTGGTTACGATACGGACCGCAATATCATCGACCTGGTTATCGTAGATAAAAAAGGGAAAGCGGTATTCTCAATCAGTCGTGTGGATGAGAACGGAAACAAACCGGATGATCCGCCAGCTCTGGAAGAGAAATATGTGAATTCTCTGTTTCTTGAGCTGAAGCGCACAGGTGTAGGGCTTAGCAGCCTTCTTAAGAGCTTCAACGTCTCGGATGTGCATGAGCTCCGCTTCGAACAGTGGAAATCAGCGATGGATCAGCTTAAGACAAAGCCGGATAAGGCGTAGCCTATGGAAAGCAAAGGAACCCTGATAGATGTGTCAAGGGACTGGAAGACCGGAAAAATGCGTCTGACATTCGAATTTGATTCCGATGTCTCCGCAGCCATCGACAAAATCAAAGATAAGCTCTTGCGGATAACCGTGAAGCTGTGGCGAGACAAACGCAGCCTGGATGCGAACTCT